ATGGATGGGTTAGAGGAAATTATAGAAACAAAGGTAATAAAGCTGCTAAAGGAATGATAAGGATTCATAATCCAAAAACAAAAGAAGCAAAGAGAATTAAACCTGATATACCTATTCCTGTAGGATTTGTTATTAAAATACCAAAACAGAGAATACCTAAACCTAGGACCAAATCTTCTCCAGAAGTCATAAAAAGAAAATCAGATCTGCTTAAACAAGCTCACAAAAGAGGAGCTTTTTTGTCTCTACAAAAAAAGATAAAACAATACACTCTAGAGGGCGAATTTCTAAAAGAATGGAATTCTGCTCAAGAAGCTGTACTTTTTTATAAATGTAAAGGAATACCTCATTGTGCTAAAGGTAGGACAAAATCTTCAGCTGGATTTTTGTGGAAATTTTCCTAATACCAGATCTTATTGAGCTCAATTATCTTATCATGATTTGTCATAATCTTCATAAGGGTATTCTGTTTCTAATACAGAGTTCACATCAATGTCCATATCAATCTTAATAGGTTCTCCTACTATATGATTGTTTTCATCAACTGCTCTGATAATAATAAATCTAGGATTAGTCATAGACTTTTGAACCATACCAGCACCAACAATGTGGATTACATCATTACCTATACCACCATCTGAATCAAACTCAACTCTTACTGCTTTCATATTAGTATCCCATATCAAGCTCTTGAGCCTGTTTTGTTAATTCATTTAATGACTCATCTCTTTCTTCTTTCCATATAAGGTTTAATATATGGTCCTGAAAAGTTGTATAGTCATATGCATAGATCTCCCATTCATCAAAACCTGCATCCTGAACTGTCTTACCTCTCATATAATTCTCCCACAAAGGGATTAACTCTTCAGGTAAAGCCTTTAAAATATCTTTTTCAAAGATACATCCATTTTCATTAGCTCTGAGATTAGGTGCTTGTTTCATATTAATCCCTCCTCTCTCAAAACTTTATTAATGATCTCAGGATCACTGTTTTCAGCTCTCCTTTTTCTTCGCTCTTCTCTAGTCTTATCAGCTTTGGGTGTGTATAGAAGATTCCAGAACTTAGCATTAATGAGCTCTTGTTGTCTTTTATCAGACAACTCTCCATTCCCAGATCTGTGTGAATAAGACCAAGCATCAGCATTCTGCACAAGCTCTTGAATAGCTAGATTGTCCATACAACAAACAGCCATATTGATCTTGTGCAGAAATGCCTCATACTGGGCAACTTTTTGTTTTAGTGTTGGTTTCTTACTCATGATGATCTGGTACTGTTTGCTTCTTAGATCTCATTATAGCTCTAATCTCACCAAAGGTCAAAGGAAAAGGATTAACCTCTACAGAAACCTCATAGTTCAATCCAGTGCTTAGGTACAGTTTTCCAAGCTCTGATTTTCCAAGATTACCATGTACATGGGCAAAAAGATGATAGGATCCCTTAGCCTGTGCATTCCATGATAGAATTGGAAAATGAGAACATACAATAGCCTGCCCATTCACTACAACCTCAAGATAGTTTGGAACAAAATGAATTTCCTTATACTCTGATCCAAGAGGGAGAAATACATTACCACCTACTGACTCTAATAGTTGTTTATATCCTGCCTGATGGTTACCAGGAAGAATATAAAGCTGCTTGAAGTTTAGTCTGCTGAAAAGAGCTACAAGCCTCTCATCAGCTTTATATCCAAAGATAGTATCACCTAGAAGGAAACCAATAGTGTTCTTATTAGCTTTTGAGTTCCAGTTTTTAATCAGACCCTCATCATGCTCCTCAGAACTATTATACCCTCTGGTCTTCCAGATAGGTATATCCCATTTTGGATCATGCCCATAGTGCATACAGCCCCAGAACAGAACATTATGATCTGTTGAGCTAACCTTTACAGGTTTATAAAATACATCCTTCATAATAAGAATATACTACAGTCAAATTCAGGACACTTCAAGCCTATTCTTCTTCTATTTTATATTTGTTTGTGTTTTCAAACCTATTGGCAACAAAGATCTCAAATGCCTCTAGGATCTGTTCTTCAAATTCTGTTTGATCTTGTTCATCAACCATATCAACTACACAATCTAAGATTGCTGTCATGAAGCCTGCAATTTGAGTACTTCTTAAAGTATCATCATAATCTAATGTCCTTACAGCAGGGTTTCCTTTATACATCCCTATAATGAATACAGGGATAAAATCTTCGTCTCTTGCTTTATCACTCATGTCCTAAAAGCTTTTTATATAGATTATTACAAGAGATCCTATGCTCACACTCCATAGGATCTCTTGCCTCAATGGCATTGAAATACTCTTCATCATTTTCATCAAATGCAACTTTTAAGATCTTTTGAACATCTGGATTAAGTTTTGAACTAATTAATTCTAGGATTGGTTCTACATCTCTATCTGACAAATGTAATGTAATTTCAGATCCATCATAATCAGAACCATAGCTAAACTCAAGCTTTAGTATAACAGGAGGTTCGTAACCATCTCCAAGAGGCTGACCTGAAAAATCAGAATAATAATTTGCTTCTTCTCTTTGTTCTGGGACAATTACTTTTTTCATGATTTGTTTAAAGAGTTATAGATACCATCATAAGCTCCAAGAGAAGCATACTGTTTCTTTTTTAATGCTTTTTGCTCCTCTTGGAACTTTCTTTCTGATTCTTGGTAAAAGTTCTCTACTCCTGTATCAATAATATTATATGTACCATCTTCTAGGATTTCAAGAACTTGTTGAAGACCACAATCAATATCAATACAGAGTCCCTTATTTCGAGTCTCCTCTATATCAATACCCTTGCGCATTGGAGTATGACCACAGACTTGTTTAATACCAGACTGATCATTCCAGTACTCACCAGTATATGACTCTTGGTTCTGATCTCTCCAGAGAAGACCACCTACTCGATGACTGCCTCCTCTGCATCGACCAGCACCACAGAGCTCATTACTATAAGTTCTGTCCTTAATATCCTGTCTAATCATATCAAGCTTTTTTATAATAGACTCATTAGTCATCCCAGTTACAGGATTACCAAACCAGAAAGGATGGAATCCAGCATGAGAAAACCAAAAACCATTCTCAAAGTGAGCCATTTTAATCTTATCCCAATCCTCATTGGTCATAATCCTGTTAATGGCATCGTCCTTAGCAGGTGAATATCCAGAGCAATGATAAACCTGACCACTATTACGAGCATTTCTGTAATCGTAATTAATGTCATGGTTACCCATTAGCATAATAATGTTCGGATTAGCTAAGCATTGCTTAACCCATCTAGCAGTTTGATCTGCATCAATAGCTGTATCTCCAAAATTATCCCAATAATCACCGACCATAATAATCTTATGTGTATTAATATTCTTGTCAATGATAGTTTGAGCGTACACAAAGCGGTTATGAACATCTCCAATAGCTATAATTTTCTGCGCCATATATAAATATATTAAAGCGGTGTAGTATGAAAGTCAAGCATGATTTATATAAATAAATATATGAAGAAATTAAATAGAAAACGCATTGTTCTTTCTCATGATAAAAAAATAGAAATGGTTGATAGATATATCAATGGCGAGAGTGCTGAAATTCTTGCAAAAATATATAATGTTAATCCAACTACTGTACGTATTAACGTGCGTAGAGCTGGTTTGAAGGTAAGAACATTAAGTGAGGCTGCACGTCAATATACATTTAATCATAATTTTTTTAATATAATTGATACAGAAGCCAAAGCCTATTTTTTAGGTTTACTATTGGCTGATGGATGTATACATAAAGAAGATATTATTATTGGATTACAAACACGCGATAGACATATACTCGAAACGTTTCTCAAACGTATTGATGGTAACAATCAAATAAAAGACCGTATTGTAAAGGGTGGTTTTTTATCAAAACAAGGTAGTCAGGTATCAACATTGTCTTTGTATTCAACTGATACAATGGTAATGAATTTAAAAGATCTTGGATTAGGTGAAAGAAAAACATATAATATTACATTACCGAAACTTGCCATTAATTTAGAAAAACACTTTTGGCGCGGCGTATTTGATGGAGACGGTACTATAGTTTGCAATAAAACAAAGAGACGAATTTACGTTGGTATTTGCGGGCATTTAAATACAGTAACGGCATTTACTGATTTTTTAAAACGAAACAATATAATACCTAATAAAATTAGACCTATATGCTCTATATACAAT